TGGAAGGAGATCGTGTGGGTCAACGCCTGACGGGAGACCAAGCGTGCGCATCCTGTGGCTAACCGATGACCGGCAGCACTGCCTGATGGACTATTACGAGCCCTTGCGGCAAGCCCTGAGGCGCATCGCCCACGTCACGACGATCTATCGGCCCATCGGCTGCGAAGCGGGCCGCTACTGCTACCAGGTGACCCAGAAGGGCCTGGTCCCGCCGCGCATTGTGGACCCGGATTCCGCCAACGCGCACGACTGGATCGTGTGTGATGCCTTGTGGTCCTACTTGGACGAGGACTGGGGTGCTATCCGGCGGCCGCGCGCGGCCTTCTGGGCGGACTGCCACGGGCCAATGGTGGATGTCTACCTGCGGCGAGCCGTAGAGCAGCGATGGGACCTGTTCCTGCCCTTGTACCGGCGCGGGTGGCAAACCATGAATCCGTACGTCCCGGCCGAGCGGGTGCGGTGGCTACCCTACTGGGTCGACCCAGACACCTTCCGGCCTTGGGGCCTGGGGAAGAGCTGCGGCTTGCTCCTGTCCGGGGCGGTCCACCCGACCATCTACCCCTGGCGACAAGCGGTGCAGGACCAGTGTGCGGGGCACGAGTGGTTTCGCCAGCTTCCCCGGCCACCTGACACGACGCCAGCACCGGGCTGGCCTGTTGGGGACGCGTACTCCATCGTCCTGAACCAGGCGTGGATGGCGTTCGGTTGCACATCGCGCTTCGGCTACCCCTTGACCAAGCTCTTCGAGATCCCCGCCTCGGGCACGGCCTTGGTCACCGATGGCTGCCCGGATCTGTGGGAGATAGGCTTTGAGGCGGGGCGCAACTGCGTGGCCCTGGCCAGCATGGATCGCATACCCGAACAGATCGAGGCGTGGCTAGCGCCGGCTCGCCGGCCGGAGCTTGTGAGCCTCATAGAGGCCGGCCGCGCGCTTGTGCACACCCGCCATAGCACCACGGTGCGCGCGGGACAACTGCTGCGCCTGCTGGAGGGACACCCAACCGCACTACCGGAGGGTTACTGATGGTCGCCAACGAAGGGTTGCCGCGCGTGGGGCCGCAGCCCATACACATCCTCTTGGAATTCGCGGTGGATCCAATGGGTCGACCCCAGATGCCGACCATACGGACCACCAACTGCGACGTGCTGGCCTTGCCGGCGTTGCTGCTGATGGCCATGACGGTGGCCAACAAGCAGCTCACAGACCTCGCCATCAAGGCCCTCAAAGAGGTGCAAAGCCAGGGGATCATCACCCCGGAGCAGTATGCCCAGATGTTCGGGAAGCTACCCTCGGGGATCGGTTGATGGACGACTGCACGGCCCTGGTCAAGTCCTTGCTGCGGCCCGTCAGCCTCGAACGGTTGCTGGCGAGCCTGCGGCAGTACTGCCCCGACTTGGCCATTCTGGTAGCGGACGATGGGCCTGCGTGTGACCGAGAGCCCGTTGCGAGGGTCTGTGACCACCACGGCGCGCGGGTGCTCTGGCTCCCCCATGATGTCGGCTTGTCGGTCGGCCGCAACGTCCTGGTGGATGCCTGCGCCACCCCTTTCTTCCTCCTCCTGGACGACGACTTCGTGGTCTTGCCCGACTCCCACATACCCGCGCTGGTCGATGAGGTGCGCGCGGGACGATTTGACATAGCGGCAGGGACTGTGCTTCATTGGGGGCAGCCGACCCACTACGAGGGATACATGGAGCGCCAAGGACGACACCTCCACATGCGGCCCGTGCAGCACCCTGTAACCCGGCCTGTAGCCGTGGACCTCGCCTTCAACTTCTTCGCGGCCCGGACCGAGGCCGTGCGCCGGGTGCGCTGGCACGATGCCCTCAAGTTGTGCGAGCACCAGAGCTTCTTCCTGCGCTGCCAGCGGGCAGGAGTGCGAGTGGGGTACGTGCCGGCGGCACAGATCGACCACCGACCACAGACCGAAGGGGACTACGGTGCCTACCGCAAGATGCGAGGCAATGCCTACTACCAGATGTTCCTGGAGTCGGAGGACCTGGAGGGCATCCTCGGGACCGTGGCGGTTTGAGCGGAGGGAAACGCCATGAGCTTCGTGGTTGAGGATGGATCCGGCAAGAGCAACGCCAACAGCTACGTAAGCGTGACGAATGCGGACACGTATCATACCGAGCACGGTGCGCCGGCCACCTGGAGTGCCGCCACGACGGCGCAGAAGCAGGGCGCGCTCATGGTGGCGACGACCTGGCTTGACTCCGAATTCGTCTGGCGGGGCCTGATCGCCAACGACGACCAGGCGCTTGGCTGGCCACGGTCGGAGTGCTACGACGCCGAAGGCAGGGAGATCGACGACAACATCGTGCCGCAGAAGGTCAAGGACGCCACGGCCTATCTGGGCCTACAGCACCTGGCCTCGGCACTGGATGCCACCTTTGCGCGGGGTGGCGACGTGAAGCGGGAGCGCGTGGATGTGGTTGAGGTGGAGTACATGGACCGTGCCCGCGCAACCACCTGGATCCCCTACGCACGGCGCATCCTCACCGGCCTGTTCACCGGCGCGCCCGGCGCGGTGACCTTGCAGCGAGCATGACCCCATGGCCTACGACTACTCTACCCTGGCCGCGACCGCGCTGCGGCTCATCAACGACAAGGGCCGCGCCCTGACGGTGCGGGAAGTCACGGGCACCCAGCCGGACCCAGCGAAGCCCTGGGAAGGCGGGGAGACCCTGACGGACCACGCGGTGACCGGGGTGGTCGTGGACTACGAGCAGGGCGAGATCGACGGCACGACCATCCGCGCGGGGGACCGCAAGGCCCTGGTGGCGGGCTCGGCGCTGTCGGTGGTCCCCAAGCCAGGCTGGCGCGTGCTGGACGGGAGCGCCTCCTTGACGGTGATCCGGGTTGAGCAAGTCAAGCCCGGAGCGACCGTCCTCCTCTGGACCCTTCAGGTCCGCAACTGACCGCCATGCCCGCACACAACTACCGCCAGTTTGCCATGGAGCTGTCCGCGATGGCAGCGGACGTGCCCCAGCAGGCCAACCGCTTCAAGCGGCGCATGGCCCTGGAGATCCTGCGGCGTGTAGTCCAGCGGAGCCCCGTGGGGGATGCGAACTACTGGCAGAGCCCGCCCCCGAAGGGGTACACGGGGGGGCACTTCCGGGGCAACTGGCAGGTAGGCATTGGCGAGCCCCCCAGCGGGGAAGTTCCGGGGACCGACCCTGGCGGGCAGTACACGGCCGCTGCAGGGCTGGGCGAATTAGGCCGGGTGCAGCCAGGCCAGGATGTCTATATTACGAACAACGTGCCCTACGCGGAGCGGCTGGAGGATGGCTGGAGCTGGCGTCAAGCTCCGCAAGGCATCGTCCGGGTGACGTTGGCTGAGATGGATGCTGGCGCGCTGTCTGCTGCCGGCAACCTCAGGAGCAGCGAACCATGAGCGTGGCTGACTTCGAGACCGCCCGCGAGACCATGCATACACGCCTGCTCTCCAAGTGGGACACGCTCCATCCCGACGTTTCGGGCACTGGTCGTGATGTGCCCATCGTCTGGGAGAACCAGGCATGGAACCCGGATACGCAGTTCATTGCGTCCACGATGAAGGGATGGGTCGCGCCGGTAGTCCTGCCCGGCGAATCCCGCGCGGCATCCATCCTCATGAACGGGCCGAAGCGGTTCCGGACGCCCGGCATCTACACGGTGCGGATCTACTGCCCACCCGGCCAGGGGGATCAAGAGGCGGTGCGCATCGCTGACGACGTTGTGTCTTCCCTGCGTGGCCTCACAATCTCCGGCGTGCGCCTGCTGGGGGCTAGTATCAACCATGTGGGTGTGGAAGAGGGATGGTACCGACTGGACGTGCACACCCGCTTCCGCTATGACACCTTGCTCCCGTGACGACGGGGGCGCAGGGAAAGGCTAACGGCCATGTCCGATGCAAACCGCAGATCCGTGTCATACCTCCGTGAGAGCACCTGGGGGACGACCCCCGCGTCTGCTTTCACGGAGTTTCCAACCACCAGGGGCTCGATGGCCCACGGGCAAAGCACCGTGCGCTCGCGGACCATCCGCGACGATGCCCAGCTTGCAGATAGCAAGCGGGTGGGGTTGAATCCCCAAGCCAGCTACGACGTGGAATTCGCCGCCAGGGTGTATGACGAGTTCCTGCGCGGAGCTATTCGCGCGAACGCAGACTGGACTACGGACGTCGCTATCACCAGCGCGGCCGATCTGGCACTGAACACCTCCGGGAACACCATCACCACCAGCTCCACCAAGCTGGACGACATCAAGAAGGGGCAGTGGATCCGGGTTTCCGGGTCCGTTTCCGCTGGCAACAACACCTGGTGGAAGGTCATCACAGAGGGGACCTACTCCATCACGGTGGCGGGCGGCACGCTGGTGGGTGATGGAGGGGCCGCCATCGCTTTGCATGGCTCCTACATCCGCAACGGCTCCACCCAGCACAGCTACTCGATTCAGGAGCGGTACGAGGATCTGACGAACAAGTGGCGGCTGATGACCGGAGCGCGCCCGACCGGGTTCAACCTGAACCAGGCTGACGGGGCCATCATCGACGGGTCGTTCTCCTTCGAGGGCAAGCAGCGGGAGAAGAAGACGTCAGGATCCGGGGATGGCACGGTGACGGCTGCCGCCGCCGAGGATCCGGTCAGCGAGGTCGAAGGCTTCGCGGCTGCCTGGATTGACAATGCGCTCCTCACGGTGGACATCTTCGAGCTGAACATCCAGGCGCAGATCGGCACCAGGCCCCGCAAGGGACTGGGCAACCTGGCGCGCACGGCCCTCAATCTCAATGCCCCGGAGATCACCGGCCGCATGTCGTTCTACTTCGACGACAACAGCTCTGCCTACGACGGGGACTACGAGGACTTCACGAAGTTCTCGCTGGCCTTCGCGCTCGACCTGCAAGGGGGTGACTACTACCTGTTCGAGCTGCCGCAATGCGTCTTCACCAACGAACCGGGCGAGACGCCGGGTATCGACTCGGACATCATGCTCGCTCTGGACTTCGCCAGCGAGCCCGGTGGGTCCTACAACGAAGACGCTCTGGGCGGCACCCCCGTCGAGAAGACCATTCAGATCTGCCGCGTGCGGGCCTAACCCGTATGCGGTCCTGCGCGCCCCCTCCCGGCCGAGGGGGCAGAGGCCCGGGCCAACGGAGCGGTGGGTGCGAAGCGCAGGGCGCGCCCCCGCTCCCATTATCCTGCGCGAGGGAACCGATGGACGAGAAGAAACCCAGGGAACAGGACAAGCCGGTGGACCTGTTCGAGGAGTATGCCCTTGACCTCACCGCCGAAGTCGACGGTCGCTGGTTCAAGGACTGGCGCAAGGGGCTGGACCTACGGATTGCCCGCGCCAACACGCCTGCCTGGACCAAGACGTACGGACGGCTCCTGCAAGAGCTGCGAGCAGACGGGGATGACAGCGAGATCACCCGCGAACAATCTGAGGAGCTGCTGATCCGGTGCATGAGCGACTGCGTGCTTGTCGGGTGGAGACCGGTCCTGCGCTTCCGGGGCGAGGACCTGGCGTACTCCGCTGCCAACGCGTACAAGGTGCTTGCGGATCCGCAGATGCGTGAGTTCCGCGACCAGGTGTGGCGGGTCGCCAACCGCGTCGAGAACTGGTATGTCCGCAACATGGAGCGGGACGCAAAAAACTGAGCGACGTGCTGCGCTGGACCCTGCGGTGGGGCTCCAAGCTGCCCCGCTTGCAAGGTCGCGCCAAGAAGCGCGGGCCATCCCCGGCCCTGCGGCACGCGCAGCACGAACAGCCCACCCTGTCTGCACGCTTGCGGTGGTACTGGGAAGCCTGGTGGATCCTGCATGCCGGCCGGACGTACGGAGGCGGCATGGCTCCTATTCCGCAGGGATTGGCCTGGAGCGAGTTGGACGCATACGCAACAGGCAACGGTCTCACAAAGGGGGAGCGAGACCTCTTCGTCCGGCTCCTCCAGGCCATGGATCGTGTGTATCTGGAGCACATCGCTGCTTCCCACCCGAAGTCGCCGCCCAAACCCACCGAGCGACCTGCCCGCCGGAGATGGTGATCCACTGAGAAGGAGCGCCCTATGGCCGGCGTGTACGGCATCCGCATAGAGGACCGCACCGGGCCGGGTGCTGCTTCGGCCCGCCGTTCGTTCCAGTCGGTCTCCGATGCCGCAGCAGGCACCTCTCGTCAGCTAGATGCCTTCCAGTCCAACATGGGCGCAGCCAACACGGGTGCGCTGTCCCTGGCGCGCGGCCTTGCTGGACCCGTTGGCCTGGCAGTGGCGGCGGGCAGCGTGGTCTCGGCTCTGGCTGCGGCCACAGCTCGCGCGGTGGCCTTCCAGACGGCGATGGCCGAAGTGGCTACCGTACTTCCCGCCGACACCAAAGAGCTGGGAGCGCTGGCTGAGAAGGTCCAGGACGTCACCCGCCAGTTTGGCGGGGATGCGCCGCGCGAAGCCAAGGCCCTCTACGAGATCCTGTCTGCGGGGATCACGGACACCGCCCAGGCTACCGAGGTGCTGACGGCCGCCAACAACCTCGCCATCGGGGGGATGACCGATGTGGCCACGGCGGCCGACGGTCTGACCTCCATCCTCAATTCCTGGGGCTCCGAAGCCGGCAATGTGACGCAGGTCACGGATGCCATGTTCTTGGCGATGGCCGCAGGCAAGACGACCATCGGGGAGATCGCCGAGTCCATCAGCTTCGTTGGTGCGGTGGCCGCGACCACGGGCGTCAGCTTGCAGGAGATCTTGTCGGCCACGGCCGCACTCTCGTTGGGTGGCGTACCGACCACCCGCGCCATGCGGGGCCTCGCACAGGTCATTGCCGCGATCATCAAACCCAGCAGCGAAGCCGAGAAAGAGGCGAAACGGCTCAAGCTGCAGTTCGATGCCGCTGCTCTCTCCAGCAAGGGCCTGATTGGGTTCCTGCAAGACCTGCGAACAGCCACCCATGGCAACAGCACATCCCTGGCGCTGCTCTTCGGTGGCGTAGAGGCCATCGTGCCGGTGATGCAACTGGCTGGCAACCAAGCCCAAGCGTTCAACGACATACTCCGGCAGATGGAGACGCAGAGCGGCCAGACTGCGGAAGCGGTTGGCAAGATAACACGGACGGACGCCTTTGCGCTCAAGCAGGCCACGGCCGAATGGGAGAGCTTCACGCAGACCGTTGGGGACTTGATCCTGACCAACATCCTGGGACCGCTCGCTCGCAGCGGAAGTGCCGCCATCCAGGCTGCGCGTGCGGCGGGAGCCGGGGTCAGTCCCGAGGGCCAGGTGACCCGAAGCCGGTGGAGCTTCGGGTCCTACCAACCAGGCTGGCGCTCGGGAACCGAACAGCTTCTCAGCGCGGCCACCTTGGGCCTCTACCAACCCACGGGAGCCTTGCAGCAACAGGTCGCCCGCGAGCAAGCGATGGGGCGCGGTCCTACTGGGCAACCGACTTGGTTTGGCCAGGCCGGACAACTTGGGATGAGCCCTGAGCAGATCCGCGCGGCCAATGCCAAGGTGCAAGCAGAGCAGGAAGCCGAACTGGCCAGGCAGCAGGAAGCTGCGCGCAAGAAGCGAGAAGCCGACGAGGAAGCCGCAGAGGAGGCCGAGAAGGAAGCCAAGGCCCGCGCTCGCATTGCCAAGGAGTACCAGCGCGAGGCCGACTTGCTGGCCCGAGTGCTGCGCAGCGGGGCCGGGGGCTATGGGGCGAAGGGCAAGACGGCAGGCGCGCAGTCCTTCGTTGGTCGGCAGATCCTCGGCCAAGTGCCGGTCTTCCCTGACCTCTCCAGCTACTTCGATG